TATCTGCGGAATGGCGGGTCGGTGGAGTTCATCGCCCGGTCGAAGTCGTCTGGTCGGGGGTTCACGGTCGATGTGATCGTGATGGATGAGGCGCAGGAACTCTCCGACGAGGTGTTGGCGGCGTTGCGGCCGACGGTATCGGCTGCGCCGCTTGGTAACCCGCAGTTGGTGTTCGCTGGTACGCCGCCGGCGCCGTCGATGAACGGCGAAGTCTTCACCCGTATCCGGGCGGTCGCGAAGAAAGCCGAGGATCGGCGGCTTCGGTGGGACGAGTGGTCCTGCGAACTCGACGCGGACGCGGCGTCAGACGAGTCGGTGGCGTTGTCGAACCCGGCCGTCGGTGTCCGGCTGCTGTGGGAGACGATCACCGACGAGCGGGCGGACATGGACGACGAGACGTTCGCCCGGGAACGGCTCGGCGAGTGGCTGGAGATGGACGGCGGCGCGTCCCTGGTCGCCGGCTGGGTCGCCACCGAGGACGAGACATCATCGTGCGAGTCGATCTCAGCGTTCGGGATCGAGGTGTCGCTGGACCGGGCGTGGACGTCGATCGGCGTAGCCGGCTCGAACGGTGACCTGGCGCATCTGGAGCTCGTGGAACGCCGCCCCGGCACGGGGTGGGTTGCGGAGCGGTGCCGGGAGCTGGAACACGACCACGGGCATGCGATGTTCGTGCTCGACGGCGGCGGCCCGGCGGCGTCGCTGATCCCGGAGTTCGAAACCGCGGGTCTGTGGTTGACGGTGGCGGACACGAAAGCGGTCACTACCGCCGCTGCGGGGTTCGTGGATGCGTTGGCGCAGCGTGCCGTGTTGCACGGCCCGCAGCGGGAGCTGGAGTTGGCTGTCGCCGGCGCGAAACGGCGTCCGCTCGGTGATGGGGTGTGGGCGTTCGGCCGGAAGGCATCCACCGTCGACATAACGCCGTTGGTCGCGGTGACCCTCGCGTATTGGGCGCACACGGTGTACGGCGGCGCGGGGCTGAGCCCGGACGATCTGACAGTCAGGTTCTGAGGAGGTTTCTGGTGGCGTACACGGAGAAGCAGGAACGGAACGGCGCGACCGGGGACGCCGCCGTGAACACAACGGTGGCGCAGCCGTCGACCGACCTAACAAGCACCGTCTCGTCCGGGTTGGCGCAGGCGGTAGCCGCAGGCCTCGCCAACATGCAGGAAGGCCACGCGATGACCGGCGGCCTGTACGGCCACACCGTGTCCTATGACTGGGACGACGGCCTGGCGATCAGCGAGATGCCTGGGGAGCAGTGATATGAGTGGCAACTACCAAACCGAGAACCAGGACGCCCCCAATGGGCTGGGCGACACTGCTGCCGCAGTGGCGGCTGGTGTGGCGGCGGCGGCGGCGCAGTGCGCTAGGGACCAGGCGGACGCGCATCGTTTCATCGTTGAGAACGGCGCTGACGTTGTTTCGGGGCATGCTGACGTCCGCACGCCAAGCTACTAGCCGAGCGGTCCGGGCACCGCAGACGCAACTGCTTTCCGCTGTCGCTGGCATGGTGGGTGGTGCGTGGCTGATCGCGCCGTGGATGGTCGGCATCGTCCTCATGCTCGGCAGCGCGGCGTGGGGCGCTGACGCCCTCCTACGGCCGTCGCAGCCCCGGCGCACCCGGTCGGGGCATGAAGAGGTGCTGGAGCGGTGGCGCAGGGCGGCATGAGGCTCCTTGATCGGGTCCTGGACCGGTACCGGGTGCAGGGCTACTACGAAGGTATGGCGTCCGGCGCTGCCGTGCTGATGACGACCAGTATCGACAATCGGCGGGAGTTCTCCGCGCAGAACCTCGTGTTGGCGGCGCAGCAGGCATACAACACCAACGGGGTCGTGTTCGCGGTGATCCTGGCCCGGCAGATGCTCCTCGCGGAAGCGACGTTCAAACTCCGGAACAAGGTCGACAAGTCTCTGTACGGGACTGAGGATCTGCGGATTCTGGAGTATCCGTGGCCGAACGCGACCGCTGGTGAGTTGTGGGCGCGGATGGAGCAGGACGTTTCGATCGACGGGAACGCCTACATCTGGAAAGCCGCCGACGACCGGTTGGTGCGGCTGCCGCCGCGGGAAGTGTCGATCATCTCCCAAGAGGTAACCGGCCCCTCGGGGCGGTATCGGGAGGTCATCGGCTACGACTGGGACCCGTCCACCACGGGCGGTCTGATGCGGGGTGAGGACGCGCAGTTCTTCACCGTCGACGAGGTCGCGCACTGGTCGCCGTATCCGGATCCGTTGGCGAATTTCCGGGGCATGTCCTGGTTGACACCCGTCACCCGGGAAGTCCTCGCCGATTCGGGGATGACGCAGTACAAGAATGAGTACCTCGACCACGGCACGCCTGTGATCGCGGTGAAGTATCAGCAGAAGCTGCGGCCGGAGACCGTGGACGCGGTGATTGAACGGTTGTGGGCGAAGTACGGCGGCACCGGCAACGCATTCAAACCCCTGATCATTGATCAGGGCGCGGACCCCACCCTCGGCGCCGGCCTGAATGACCTGGATTTCGCGAACGTGCAAGGCGCCGGCGCGGAACGTATCTGCTCCGCCGGCGGTGTCGACCCGATCGTTATCGGGCTCCGCGGCGCCGCAAGGACACCGGGCCAGGCCTATGCGGACGCGTTGCGGCGGTTCGCGGACCTGACCGCGCGACCGTTGTGGCGGTCCGGCTGCGCGTCGCTGCAGAAACTCGTTCCGAACATCCCGCCCCGCGGTGTGGAACTCTGGTACGACACCTCCGACATCGCCGCGTTGCAGGCCGCCGAGACGGAACGGGCGCAGGTCACCCAGGTCAACGCCGCCGCGATCCTCGTGCTACGGCAGGCGCAAGCCACGTTCGACTCCGCCGTCTCAGCGGTCACCTCCGGGGACTTGTCCCAGCTCGTGTTCGACCCGGCTGCGCCGCTCGGCGGCCAGAAAGCCGGCTCACCCGCAGGCGGCGGCCAAGTGCTGACGAACCCGCAAACCCCGGCCTACAAGACACCGCAACCCGATTCGTTCCCCACCCCCGGCACGTCGCCGTCGGGGTCGGCGAAGAACCCATCCATGAACGGCGCCGGGCGTGGCTGAGTCCCCGGCACCGCATCCCGGGTCAGCGGAACGGCTACACCAGTACTGGGTCCACGGAGCGGGAGCGGCCCGTATCCGGTGGGGTGAACCCGGCGACTTCAACCGGTGTACCCGGGAACTCGAGGAACACGCGCATTTCACCCCTGAGCAGGCGCATGGGTACTGCAACCTCGCGCATCACGCCGCGTTGGGTATCTACCCGGCTACCCACGCGAAACTTGAACACGCCGGCAGCAAGAGGAGCGACCCAATGAGCGACGCGGCGCGGGCGCAGATGACCACGCAGTCCATCAACGACCTCCCGGACTCGGACTTCGCGTACATCGAGCCGGGTGGGTCGAAGGATGCGTCGGGGAAGACGGTCCCGCGGTCGCTGCGGCATTTCCCGATCCACGACAAGCCGCACGTCCAGAACGCCCTCTCTAGGGCGCCCCAGTCACCGTTCGGCGAGAAAGCGATGCCGGCGATCCGGAAAGCAGCGAAGAAATTCGGGATCGACGTCGGCGGAAGCGACACGCAGCAGACCTCGAGTCGCACAAGCGGGTTCTTCACCCGCTCCTATATCCTCGACGACATCTCCATCAAACCCGGCGACGGCCGCACCGTCGAAGCCTATGCTGCCGTCTTTGACGTTCCCAGCGAAGTCCACGACCCGGACGGCAGCTACGAGGAAGTCATCGACAAGGCCGCGTTCAACCGCACCCTCGAACACTCCCGCCGCTCCGGCGCCGGGTTCCCGGTGCTGTTCAACCACGGCGTAACCCTGTTCGGGACACCATCGGAGCGGTACTCGGTGCCGATCGGCGTGTCCGAGGAAGTCAAGGTCGATGGCAACGGGCTGTTCACCCGCGCCCGGTACCACAAGACGCAGGCCGCTGACGAGATCCTTGAAGCGATCCGCGACGGGTCGATCACCTCCTACAGTTTCAACGGCCAGTTCAAACGCTCAGATCCGCCGGTGCCCCGCGGCGGGTTCCGACGTACGCACGCCGGCCTGCCGCGGGTACGGCGTATGGAGTCAACGCTGCGGGAGTTCGGCCCGGGCACGTTCCCTGTCTACCCTGACGCAGCGATTGTCAGCGTCCGCGCTGAACAGGC